GCCGGCGCCCCCCGTCGACCGCGGTCCTCGTGCGCGGCGAACAGCCGCGCGACCATCCGCCAATCCCGGGCAGGCACACTGTATCTCGGCCCCATGACGAGACGGATCAGCTCATCACCCCACGTCTGCAATGCCGAGGCCATCTCATCAACCTCAAGCATCAGCGCCAGACGCAGCGGCGGCGACGAGACCGAATACCCCTTCGACCCGCCACCCTCCGGAACCGACTTCCGAGACGCGATGTACGCCAGATCAGCCATGAGGCCCGGCAGGGACTGAGTCGCAACCCTCAGACGCGCCGCCCCACCCCGAGACAGATACTCACCCGGCAGCAACGGTTCTCCCGTCACCTGGCACACCTCGCCAGTCATCGTCGTACTCATCGTCAGTCCACGTCCTCGATGTCGCCCCGGTACTGATCACGGCACACCTCGATAAGGCCGCGCCGCGCCAGCATCGAGCCTCGACCGTCCGTCATCCAGGCCGTCAGGTCAGGACGAGACGGATCAATCGTCTCAATCATGATCTCCCAGGCCCCGATCAGCCTCCCCGGCCCATGCCTCTGCGTAACCAGTGCACCTATCACATCTTCAAGCCTGTCCAGCACCTGCTCGCGCTCGTCTGTCATCTCCTGCTCCTTCTCCTTCGCTTGCGCTTCTTCGAGCCTGCAGCAGGTAAGGCGGCTGCCTGCCCGACCTGCTCCCGGCCCTCTTCCTGTTCCCTACTGCCTACCCGGACTCCCGACCCGTACCCGTACCCGGGCATACACGAGTCCAGAGGCCCAGATGAGTCGAGTCCGACGCCAGTCGGGACGAATCCGCGCTCTCGCTTGTAGCCGGTTTCGTGGGTGGCGAGTGTGCGGGCAGCGCCGGGGTCACCGATGCCGGACTCGACAGTGAGCTGATCAGACTCACCGGAATCCGCGCCAGTCGGGATACCCACGGTCGCGCCGCCAGGCGCGCTCACAGTCACGGAGGCGTCCGCACAGCCCGAGGTCACACCCGTCGTAGGTGCGCCCGAGGCCGGGTCGCCATCCGCCGCGTGCGCGCTCGCACGCTCACCTCTCTCTCCACCAGCTGCCGCGCAGGACGCGGCCTCCGCGCCGCGCAGCACGCCCGCACGTTCGAGCATGCCGCGCGTGAACGCCCCGTACCGGGGCCGCTCGGGCGCGGGCAGCAGCTCGTGAGACTGATCCCACGAGCCTGTAGGGTCGTCCGCTCGGGACGAATTACACCGCGTACACGCCACAACGAGCGTGTCCACAGTGCCAGCCTCCCCGGGCGTCAAGTGATCAAGCGTCCCCTTGCGGGCCGACGTCTTGCCAGGCCAATACACCTCGACGCCGCACCAGCGGCACTGGTCGCCGTCGCGGGCGATCACAGCCTGACGCAGCGCCTGGTCCGAGTTGTCACGCTGGCGCTGGCGGCTCCACTCGACGTCGGCGCGCGAACGGATATGCACGAAATCCGGGTCTTCGACAAGCTTCGGCTTCTTCCCTTTCGGAGTGTCCGTCCACTCGATGAGGCCCGTGTCGAGCGCGATCTGCAGGACGTCAGGATTCCCACCCGCATACGTGTACACGACTCCCATCTCGATGATGCTGTCAGTTAGGTGCGCCGCCGAATAGGCCGCGCACCGCATGACAAATCCGAACAGCTCGTTCACCGTGCGAGCGTCAGCCTTCGGGTGCGACGCCGCCTCCATCAGCCGCGGGTACATGTCCGCGTCATCACCCATCTTCACCCACGCCATCAGCACACCTCCTTTTCGGCTGCTCGGTGCTCTTTCTCATCCCAGCCGTCCTCCGGGAATAGATCCCGAGGCCTAAACTCCGGATAATTCCGCGCCATCCAGGCGCGCTCCGTGTACCGCTGATGCTCAGCCTCGAAACGCAGGAAGCACGGCCGACAACGCGCGTGCCCCGCAGCGAGAACCTCGCCGCAGTCTGGGCAATGCCTCTCGATCACGACTCCACCGCCCGCACGCGCGCCGCACGCTCATCTCTCGATTCCTCCGCGTACACGCGCACGCGGACCTCATACATTGGTAGACGACCGTCCGGCTTTTCTTTCGTTATGCGGTCTGCGACCACAACATGAGGGCCATCGAGGACCCCGTCTGACCCATCCCCCAACAGCCGCACTTCGACCAGCCCATCTATGATCGCCGCCGCTGTCGGCGCAAGGCTGCTGCTGTTTCGCCGACGACGATCCGGATACGCGACCTCGACCTCGACCTCGACGCGACCTCGACAACCGAGCCGCGTAATTTTCCCGTTTTCAAATGCGATGAGCCCGCCCCAGCGACGCAGCCGCTGCACCCGTTCCTCACGCGGCGCCCAGCACCCCCGCTCATTGTCAGTTACTAGAGAAGTCCGGTGCAGCCGTATCACCCGCGACTCCCACACGAGCATCATGCCGCCTCCTTAATGGCGATCTTGGTGAGCTGGTAGATAGCTGCCGCGCCTTGCTGCGGGACGACCCCATTTCCGAGTAGTCGTAGCTGCTGCTCCCGTGTCAGCCCGAGATCCTCTCCAGTCACGTGACCGTCCTCCAATCCCATGAGCCACTCGACAAAGCGAGTCGAAAGACGCGCACGCAACTGCGTCACATTCACGATGCCCAGCGCCGCAGCCAAATCCGCCAGGACGAACAACGGCTCACCCGACTCGGCGACCTGCACGCGAATCTCATGACCCGCGTACTCGAACAGCTCCAAGTCCTGCATGACCTACTCCTTACTCCTCGCTCTGCGGGTCTAGCCGATGGTCCCGGCGCGGCCCTCGAACGGGTACGCCTCGAAAGTAATGCCGAACATCTGCGAGCCGAGGCGCTTCGCAGTCATCGGAGCGAGCAGATCGCATCGCGGGTCAGGCCCCTGCAGGTGGTGCTTATCGTCGTCAGTCAGGACGCCCGCGTCGACGAAGCCGTCGACCATCGCCTTCAACGTCGGCATGTAGTTGTGAGGGTCTCGCCGACGCGCGTCCGGGAACCTGAGCCAGGCGACGAGCCGCAGTCTCTCTGACTGCCCGAGGCCTGCCGCGCGTGCGCGGATCATCGCCGTCATGCGTAGATTCTTCACGGTCGGGGCCGTGCGGCGACGGTCTCCGCGATCGTTGAGCGAAATCATCTGCGCGGACGGGATGAGTATCTCGTCGAGAGTCCAGATAGGCCGCATTATGCTGCCTCCTTAAGTGCAAACTTTGTGAGTTGGTAGATTGCTGCCGCTCCCTGCTGCGGGACGACACCGTTCCCGAGCAGCCGGAGTTGTTGTTCGCGCGTCAGTCCGAGCTCCGCGCCGGTCACGTGGCCGGCCTCCAATCCCATGAGCCACTCGACGAAGCGAGTCGAGAGACGCGAGCGCCCCCCCTCGCGCGTCGGCGGGACAGTCGGCGATGGAGCCGGACGTCCGAGCACTTGCTCCCATCGGGCAATTGCTTGCTCGTAGACGCCGAAAGTGCCGGTCTCCATGCCTCTTGCGACCTCATGCAGGTTTGCTCCGTACCCGACTGAGAACGCCGTTGCGTTCGTCGCCTGCGGCGTCGGCAGCATCCGCACCGCCTGGGACAGGCTCATGCCCGTCCCCTCCTGGTGCCTCCCCACCTTGTGGTCCGACGCGGTCTGCGTCGGGATCAGGACACCAGGCTCTCGATCTGATCCGCGAGACTCACCGAGTGCCCACCGGCCCGCCGCTTCTCCGGCTCCTGCGATCCCCCGCATGTCCCAAGGTTCGCCTGCGGGGTGGCCAGTAATGAACAGTCGCTCGCGCTGGTGAGGGGCACCAACGTCAGACGCTCGCACAACACACCATTGCGAGTCATACCCGATTGAGGCCAGGTCTCCGACCACACGGCCGGCCGCTCGGAGAAGAGGTCCATCTGCTCGGTTTCCCAGCAGTCCCTTCTCGGATTCCACCAGACTGAACGCTCCACTCGTCAGCGCCCCCTTCACGTTTTCCCACACAACCAGACGCGGCCTTAGCGTCTTGATCGCCTCGAACATCGCCTTCCAGAGGCCCGACCTCGTCCCCAAGGCCATGCCCGCGCGGCGCCCAGCGCTGCTCAGGTCCTGACACGGCGAGCCTCCGCAGATGATGTCGACCGGCTCAACGCCCGACCAATCAACCTGCGTGATGTCCCCCAGATTCGGGACATCCGGCCACCGCACCTCAGCTAGACGGCACGGCCCTGGCTCAACATCGCTCGTCCACGCGACCCTCGCACCCGGATCGAGGGCCATACGGACGGCCATATCCAGACCGCCATACCCCGTGAACAAACTCCCTACAGTCGTCATCGCGACGACTCCTCGGCCCATACACCGACCTCGGCGAGCTCGGCAGGCGTGTACCCGCGCTCGCTGGTGAACTGAACGATGAGGCCGACGCACGCTTTATGCGTGACGACTTGAATCGATGCGTCTGTTTCGGCGTCGATAGTGACAGCTACGTTCGCCCCCCGTGGTGCGAGGGCCCCTCGGCAGACGGGGCAGCGCCGCCACGCCGGGACACTTCGCACTGGCTGGACAGTAATCATCTCTTGCCCTCCTCTGCAGGCTCCACGGCCTCGCGCTCCGCGTCGATGAGTGCGTCGACCGCTTCTGCGATCGATCCCCGGATTATCGTCCTGTCCATCTCGCGCGTGCCGTACCGCGTCGCCAGGCTGTCCGCGATGTCGGTGAGGTCCGCGGCTGCGTCGGCTATTGCGTCGCGCAGAGCCGATACGCAGTCGAGCAGGTACACCATGTCGGGCACTATGGACTGGTAGAAGGCGCCGAACGCCTGCGCACACGCATGCGCATCTGCGCTGCTCACAGCACGCCCCACGTTGTTGAGTTTGTCCCAGATTTCTGCAATTGATGTCATCGGCGCGGACCGGCGTTTCGCGATAGCAACGAGTTTGTCGACGGGGTCTCCAACCATGAGCCGAATCTCGAGCGTCTCGGCGTCGTTGCCGGCGTATCTGTCGGCGATTTCAGCGGCGGCGTCGGTGAGTTCTGCGGCTGCGTCGGTGATCGCCGTCTGCAGCTCGTCGACGCGGTTGACGTCGTTACTCATGCCCTCGTGCTCGTTGATGATGGGCATCGTTTTTCCTTTCTATGGCGTGCCTGCGCTCGCGGGAGCGGGCGTCGTGCCCGCCCGGGACTTGCACCCGGGTGTCTGCTGGTCGGGCTGCGCGATCGTCTAGCCGGTCCCGCCGTGTTTTTTCTGGTTTGCGGGTGGCCTCCCCGTGGCCGCGCTCATCGGGGAGCAGTTGGCGGCGAGTCAGTCGCTCTCGAGCAGGTCGTATTCGCCGCAGTTGAGCTTCTCGCAGGCGTCCTGGAGCTTGTCGGCGATCTCGATGTAAATGTCACGCTTGGCGTCGAGGGCCTCGCGTGCGAGTCGGCGGGCGTTCAGGTCCGCGATCTGCGTCGTGATCTCGATGTCCTCGTCGAGTGCGAGCACTGCGTCCTGTGCGTCGTCTCGGATCTTCTGTGCCTGTACCGCGTCGAGGTACACGGCGACGTGTGTGACCTTCATTTGGCGGCCTCCGTCTCGGTGACGACCTCATCTGCCGCCTGGACGACTGCGCTCACGAGCGCGGTGCTCTGCATGAGTGTCGTTGTGCTTTTCACGCCGCGGTTCCTCTTCGCATCCAAGACCGCGAACGTCAGCGCTGTCCCGACCTTGATGTAAGCGTCCGCGAGCGCGAGGGTGTCTTTGTTCGTGGTCCCTCCAACTTCTGCGGTCCTGTCTGCGAGCAGCGCGTCGAGCGCTAGGCGGCCGGCGTTCTCGGCGAGCAGGACTGACGTGATCGCTGCGTCCATCGCGTTCAGCTCGACGGTGATCTTGTCCTTGAACCTCACAGCTCCGTCTCCTCCTTGGTTGTGGGGCCTTCGAGGAGGCGGAGGATCAGCAGTCCAGCGCCTGCGCCGCCCATGATTGCTCCGATCATCAGGAGCAGTCCGCTTGTGGTTGCGCCGGTCTTTGCGAGGCGGGCCTGCGGGGCGGGCGCGGTGGGCTTCGGCTCAGTCGTCGGGGCCGGGGTCGTCGGCGTCGACGTCGGCTTCGGCTCGGGCGCCGGGGTGGTCGGCGTCGGCTCGGGCGCCGGGGTGGTCGGTGTCGGCGCGGGAGTCGTCGGCGTGGGCTCCGGGGTAGGCGTCGGCGCGGGCGCGGGGGTGGGCTTGACGGTGCCGTCGCCGTCCGTGCCACCGTTAGACCTCACGGTCGCCGTAGATTCGAGCTTCATGCCATTGATCTCCGCGTGATTCGTCACGGAGGTCTGGCCTTCAGGCACCTTCATCTGCTCGGGAGGGTAGGTGATGCAGGTCTTAGACCCTTCTGGGGCTGTGAACTTAATGGTGTTGTCGTCGATGCGATCAGCAGTAATAACTTCGGTTGTGGCCGGGTCCCACGTGGCAGCCTTCGCACAGCGGACAGTCGTTCCGAGCTTCGTGTCGAAGTCCTTGACCGTGTATTCGGTACCAGGCGTTGCAATCCACTTGATGCCCCACCCGACGGTTCCATTGTCGTTAGACCATCCAAACTTAATGTTGGACGGCTCAGCGTACTCGTAGTGGGCCGGACCATCACAATCACTTGTGCATGTGCCTTCGCCGTTCTTGTCACCCCACACAAGCTTCTTCACGGCCTCACCGTTGAGGGTGATCGTCCCCTCAGTCGTGCCGACAGCAGCGTCCTGAAGGCGTGCGCGCGCCCACCAGGTTCCCTTGACGTTGGTCTTGTCGGCGTAAGCTGCGGGGACCTGGGTCACCTTGCAGGTCAGCGTCGCCTCATCGGCGGTGCACTCACCGACAACAGAGCCGTCATTGAGCGTGAAGGGGAACGATGCAGCCCACCTGAAAGGCGCACCACTCTCCGCCGGCACGGTCGAGACCGTGAACTGCTGGCCAATAGCCAGTCGCTCGACAGACCAGGTGCCTGCAACGTTGACCTCAGAAGAGGTCTGACGAGACGAGGACGTGGCCTTCGTGATCTCAGCCTTAATCTCAGGGGCGTTGTCGGCGCCGTATGCGGCGCCGTAGGGCAGCGACATGGCTGCGATGGTGAGGGCGGCTCCTGCTGCCCAAATCTTGTGTTTCATCGGTCTGTCTCCTTCTTGTTATTTCGGATTGAGGGAAAGTAGGTGATACCGCGCTCGGCGCGATGCCGAGAGTCCTGCGCTTCGGTCTGACACGCGAGCGCTCGTTTCCTGGCCTGCCGCACGATCTCCCGCGCGGCTTTGTCGTGGCAGGGCCTGTCGTCTGCTGCTTCGAGGCGGAGCGGCAGCGGTGCCGTGTACGTCGAGTCGCTGGTCATGACTCGACCCCCACAGGGAGGGAAGCGACGCGCATAACCTCGAGGACGACGCGGATCTTCTTCCGGTCGAGGTCGACGAACACGTGCGGTGTGTCGACGGCGAGGCACCCGTTGACCTCGGCCTCGAAAATCACGTCCTGCATTGCGAGGCACATGATGTGCGGGAGGGAGTCGTCTCCGGACTGGTCGTAGTAGGTGAAGTCCGCCGTGCGCTGCAGGAGCGTCGTGCCCTGCGCGCGGGCCTTGCCCGCGTCCTTTGCCATGCGCGCCGCGATGTCCTCGAGGGTCGCCGCGCGAGCCGAGCCGCGCCAGATGATCCAGGTCAGGACGACCATCGACGCCAAGAGCGCCAGGGCAAGGCCAGCCAAGATGTCCGCGCTCACAGCGATCCCTCCCGCCACTCTGCGTAGACGAGGACGCAGCCGACGATGGCGAGCGCGACGCCCGGGAAAAACAGCCACTCAGGCCACCCCTCCGGATTGTCGAGACCGCGCATGCCGAACGCGATCACGAGCGCCGCCGCGACGCACACGCCTCCGATCAGTGACTTCCACGGCCACAAGCGCCGGCCGCGCATGTTATCCTTCTTCATGAGCATCTCCTTCTATTTGCTCTCGCGCCCCGCGTCGCAACCGCAGGGGCGCACTTCTTTACCTTCTTCGCCGGTGAACTTCACCAGCTCGCTTGCGGGGATCCGCAGCAGGCCCCCGACCTTGAACGAGCGGATCGCGCCCGACGCGATCAGCTCACGCACACCCGAGTCCGACGCCTCAATCAGCTGCGCAAACGTGCGCACCCGGTAGGCCACGGGCATCACCTCTTCGCGCGTCACCGCTCCTCCTCGAAATCGCCCCCGACTGGGAACTCCTCCCCGGTAAGGTGGGAGGTGCCAACCACGCCGCACGAGATCGTGCGGCACCCACACCTCACCGAGGAGGACGCCTTGGAAACAGCAGCAAACGTCGTCATGGCCGTGTGCGCCGTCTTGACCGGCATCGGGGCCGTGTTCTCCTGGTGGCAAGCCAATGCCTCTAAGAAGGCGCGCGACGCCGCCGAGAAAGCCGACGCGAACGCGACACGGCAACGCGAAGCCATCGAGAAGATCGCCGAAGCACTCAACCCCGCGCCCGAAGAACACGCCTTCTCCGTCGAATGGCAGAACGAAATCTGCTTCGTGTTACGCAACACCGGGACCGCCCCCGTCACAGTCAATGCAATCGCCAACGACGTTGAGGGACTCTTCGATGTTCCGTGCCCCTTCACGCTCAACCCCGGCTGCGGCCAACGCATCTACGAGGCCCCCGTGATGAGCAGCGGACACGTCGACGAGCTTGTCCTCGACATCGCCGACAGCTCCGCACCCCTCACCGTGCCCCTGCCGCGCATGTAGCTCTTCAATCGCGCGCGTATTCAGGCGCTGCAGCTTCTCCAGCATCTGCACCTGAATCTGCAGCATTTCGGCCTGCGCGCGCGCAAGAAGGCCCTCATCGAACCAGTGCCGAATGTGGGGTGAACCGAGGATGAGCGCCGCCTTTTGCAGCGCCGCAGCCGCCTCGAGGAGCTTGCTCTCCGCGTATGCCTCACAAGCGCCGTCGACGTGCAGAACCTTGCAAGGCTGCGCCTTCATGCCGCGTCACCACGATCAGCGAGAGAATCCTCATCGGCGGAGCGCAGAGCACCACACACACCGCGCACACACTCGCGGCAGCGCCCCGCCGATGAGGAAGATTTAGCCGCTTCACGCCTGCGGCGGTCGCGAATGTCACCGAGAACCTCGGCGACCATGCCCGAGATCAAGATGACCAGGCCAAGACACGCGGCGGCGGTCAGCGCGACCGCGCAACCCTGCATCACGCTCTCCCAAGTCATTCCTCGTCACCGCCGTCCCAGTCGACACGGCGCGCCTGGAGGACGATCGCCCCCGACGCAGCGTCCTGGATCGCGTACCCATCCGACGAAGTGGCCTCGTCACCTCCACGTGCGCGGTACATCAGCTCCCACGCGGGGACTCCGAGAGCTTCACCGATCTTGTCGAGATCGACGGCATTGAATCCCCGATGGCCGTTGAGCCGCAGCGAAATGTACGGGCGCTTGAGGCCCGTCTTGTCTGCGAGCTCAGTGATTGTTATACCGATGCGAGCTGCTTCGTCGCGTATGACAGCGGCGAGGCGATCAGCGTGAGTGGCCGTCGTTTGCATTGCTTCTCCGTGTTCGTTGTTGCGAACGGTTACGCATCAAGTATGTTCGCAACAACGAACGTTGTCAAGCTGATTTGCAAAGTGTCGTTCGCATGTGCGAACATTGAACGTATGGGAAATGCACTAATCGCAGCTCGGCTAGACGCCGAGATCGCTCGATTGCTTTCTGAGCAACAAAACCTTTCCGGGGTCAGCCTCCGCGAGCTTTCACGCTTGTCGGGCGTCAAGCTCACCCGGCTCGGCGACGTCCTCAAACGCGGCCGCGCAGCCACCGCAGGCGAGATCGAGCGGATCTCCGAAGCACTCGGCCTCGAAGGATGGAAGGTACTTTTCGCAGCTCAGACAGGTCGCCCATATGCCGAGGCCGACGACGCCCTCGCTGAGCGCCAGTCCGCGAAGGACGCGTGCGACAGTGATCCCCTCTGACTGCTGCTTAGCACCTGACATAAAGCTGCCCCCGTGCCGCGAGAGACTCGATCATCGGCACGAGGGCAGGGTCTGCGCAGATTAGGTCGGCGCATGCGACCGGGGCACCAACGTCGAGCCGAGGCGCTCCCACTCTTCAATGCCCTGCGCGGAACCAGCAGGAAGCGCAAGGAGCACCTCGATCGTATCTCAGCTCGCCTGCATCTGCGTCCAGACTGGACCCCGCGTCAGACATGCCCGGACACGATTCCACTCCTGAGCGCGCCAAAAGCGCCATAAAAGCAGCGGTTTCCGTGTGCTCAGCACAAAGAAGCTCCCGCGAGCGCCTGATTTGGTGCCCTCATTTTTGGTGCCAAAAGTATCAATGCTGCTTCACGCTGGCTGCCCGTACCGTGTCATCAGGGTGCGCGTCGTGGCGCCCGCCTGGCCGTATCTTGTGGCTGAGTAGTGGCGGAGTGCGTGCCAGCCGCCGGAGTGCCCGTCTGGTATCTCGATGCCTGCGGCGGCCTGCGCGGCAGTGAGCAGGCGTGTGAGCGCCGTGTCGCGCGCGTAGCCTGTGCCGACGCCGGCCGGCAGTTCCCCGGCGCCCGTGCCGACGCCG